CCGCGCGGCCCACACCGCGCGCACTCCGATCCAACGACATCGCTTTCAAACGAGAACCCCGCGCCCGCGACTGGCGCGGTGGAGGCCCGGGCCGGAATCGAACCGACGTGCGGGGATTTGCAGTCCCTCAAAAGCCGTTTTCCCTAAGCGTCTGACAGTCCCCGTAAAAGCGCCAGAACCCGCAGAAAACCGGCGACACCGCTTGCCGACACAGCGACAGTGTGCGACAGTCGGATACCACCAACGCGCACTTATGGTGGTGACACAGTGGTGACATGGGGTGCGGGGACAATGGCACACAGCACGTCGCAGCGGCTTACCGACAAGGTTGCGAAGGCCGCCGAAGCACCCGCGAAGGGGCAGGCGCTCAACTGGGATACCGAGATACGCGGCTTCGCCCTGCGCGTGACCGCGGCGGGCGCTAAGAGCTTCGTCCTGGACTATCGCGCGGACGGCCGGAAGCGGCGGTACACGATCGGCCGCTATCCCGAATGGTCGGTGGAGGCCGCGCGCCGGGAGGCGAAAGACCTGCGCCGCAGTGTCGACCGCGGCGAAGATCCGATGGGCGAGCGCCACGAGGACCGGCAAGCCGCGACTGTGAAGCGGCTGTGGGAGCTGTACGAGCGGGACCATCTGCCGCATAAGCGCGACGCCGACCGCGACCGGGAGATGTGGAAAGCGGACGTCAAGCCCGCGCTCGGCAACATGAAGGTTGCCGATGTGAGGCGGGCGGACGTGCGCGAGCTGCACCGCAAGGTCAGCAGGCGGGCGCCGATCCGCGCTAACCGCGTGCTGGCGCTGGTGTCCAAGATGTTCACGCTCGCCGCAACGGACTACGAGATACGCGCGGACAACCCGGCGAAGGGCATCCAGAAGAATCCCGAGGAACGCCGCGAACGCTACCTGTCCCAAGCCGAAATTGCGGCCGTGTCCAAGGCCCTTGCCGAGTACCCTGCGCAGGACGCCGCGAACGCGGTGCGGTGGCTGCTGCTGACCGGCTGCCGCAAGTCCGAGGCGCTGGCTATGACGTGGGACCAGGTGGACCTGCAGGCTGGCGTCTGGACGAAGCCGAGCGCCCACACCAAGCAGAAAAAGACCCACCGCGTCCCGCTGTCTGCGCCGGCCGTCCAGCTACTCCACGACATCGCCAAGGGGCAGCGCGCAGGCGAGCGGTACGTCTTCCCCGGCCGCAAGCCCGGCGAACCGCTCAAGCAGCTGCACACCGTCTGGAACGCCGTGAAGGACAAGGCCGGCGTCCAGGACGTCCGCCTGCACGACCTTCGCCACACCTACGCCAGCATCCTTGTGAGCGCCGGCCTGTCGCTGCCGATGATCGGCGCGCTGCTAGGCCACACGCAGCAGGCCACGACGCAGCGATACGCGCACCTTTACGATGATCCGTTGCGAGAGGCGACCGAGCGCGTCGGCGCCGTCGTGTCCGGCGAGCAAGGGCAGGGGGCGGACGTGGTGCCGCTGCGCAAGAATGGCTGATTTGGTGGAACGGCTATTCGCTGAGGCGGAGCGGCGCGCGTCCGAGACAGTACAGCACTCAAGCGACTCTCGTGATTTAGAATACGCTCACCATGTTCTTTGGAACCTTCATTGCTATCGGAAGGCGAAAGAACATGGTGAATGGGAGTATGCCGCATATATTGCAGCAAGACTTGGCGATGTTGTTACCGAATCCGATATGGCTGAGGATTCTGAGCGAGGTATAAAAGTGTCCAACGGCGGCCTTGAAGGCGCCCGAGCAGAGTACGGCGACGATTATGCCAGAGAAGCGCGGCGCGCTGAATTGCGCCGCGCTTACGAAGAGGCACGGGCAAACGGGGCTAAAAGCAAGCACGCCGCCTGCAAAATCGTCGAGGAGCAGTTCGGGGTGAGCTACAAGACGGTTGAGCGTGCTTTGAAATAATTTTTGGACAGTCCTCCCGCTGTCCAACGTCTAACCGTCAGCTTGGTCTCTGTCAGCGACAACACGCGACGGAGACCGACATGACAGACGTAGAGGCCGAAGCGCCGCGCAACCGGGCCGAGCGACGTGCTGAGGCCGGCGGCGAGCGCCCGCAAAACCCCGAAGGCTGGAGCCCGCTTGCCGACTTTGCCAACAAGGCGCAGGTGGCGGAGCTGTTCGGCGTCACCCCGCGGACGATCGAGCGTTGGGTGCGCCTGCGCCAGATCCCCGCGCCAAGCCGGATCGGCAAGCACCGGCTGTGGCACATTCCGACGTTGCATAAGCATCTGGCGCGGGGGTCGGCGCGATGAGCCATTTCCCCAATGAACGCATCCGCAACCAGTTTCTGCGCGCGCTGAATCAGGCCGCGGTGCTGGAACACATCGCCCGCAGCGCCGAGGAGCACCCGCCCGAACAAGACGTGCTGCAGGGCGTGTTCGAGGGGCTGCACGAGGCGCTCACCGATCTGGCGCGCGAGCTGGAACGGGAAGGTGAGCGATGAGCGCGCTGGCACCGACAACCACGCGCCCGCCGCGTCTGCCGGAGCCCCTGCGCGGCCGCAGCGCCGTCGTGATCGCGCCGGCCGGCGACGGCGGCTGGTACGCCTGGTGGTACGTGTGGGGGCAGCACAACGGCGAGGCCCCGACCTACATGGGCCGCTCCAGGGCTGAGGTGTCGCGCAACCTGCAGGCGTTTCAGTTGAGCGTGCCGGTTTGGATCGAGCCGAGCTAGGGGGCGGGATGGCGGACGGGCCCAGCCTGCGCGACAAGTGGCTGATGCTGGGGGCGGTTATGGCGGACCGACGCCTGACACCCGCCGCCCGGCACGTCGCTTGGGCGCTGCTGAACGACCAAGGGCCGCGCGGCTGCTATCCGGGCATTGATCGGCTGCGCGCTTACACAGGCTTGAGCCGCACCGCTGTCCAGGGCGCGATCGCGAAGCTGGAGTCATGCGGCTGGTTTGTGAGGGACGCTGGTCACGGCCGGGGCAACAGCAGCCGCTATCACTGGCAGTGGGAAAAAGGCCAACAGGCGTACACCCTTTTGATGGACGGGCTGGGTGAAGAAAAGGCCAAGCTGCGTGACAAAAAAGGCCAACACAGCTTTACAGAAAAGGCCAACACAGCTTGGCCCGAACCCGGGAAGGAACCCTGTACCGACACCGGCCGCGCGCGTGCGCGCGCGGGGGCTGGTGCTGGTGAAGGGTTGAAGGGGAAGGCCACCACCTCGCCTGCCAGCGTGCCAGCCGAAGCGCCGGAAGCGGCTTGGCAGGGAGCCGAGCCTGAAGGCGATGGCGGTGCCACCACGATCACGCCTGCCCAGCGGGAAGCGGCTGAGGCGATCGAGGAAGCACTGCGCATGCTGTGTTGGGAACACGGAGCGGAGGTGCGGTATCGGGCTGAGGTCGGCCGGCTGATCGACGCCGCGAACAATATGGCCAGGAGCGAAGCGCCTGAGGCCGTGCGCGACTGGCTGCTTGATATCGGCCGCGACACGCTGGCCAAGAGCGAGGCGAGCCGATGACCACGCCGACCGCCGAACGCCTGCAGATCCTCGCCGACCAGCTGCGCCGGCTAAGCCCGGACAGGCGCGACCCCGAGCGCTTCCACCTGGACAAGTCGGAGATCGAGCGCGAGCTGCGCGAAGTCGCGAGAGAGGTGCGCCGTGGCGAGCGTTGAAATCTGGTCCCAATATCCGCGCCCGGCGGTACGTGAATACCGTTGGGTTGAGTCATCGTTTTTCATTAACGAGCGGGGCCCGGCGTGAGCGACGCGAAAAAGGCCATCGAGTTCCTGGAGGGGCTGCAGATCCCGCAGGGGCCGCGTGCCGGCGACCGGCTCAAGCTGGCCGGCTTTCAGCGGCGGTTCATCCGCGGGGCCCTCAAGCGGCAGACGGCGATCGCGGTGCTGTCAGTCGGCCGCGGCAACGCCAAGTCGGCGCTGTCGGCCGGTCTTGGCTTGGGCGCGTTGCTGGGCGTCTGGGACGGGCAGCCGCGGCGCGAGGTGCTGGTTGCCGCGCGCACCCGCGACCAGGCGGGGATCATAGTCGACTTCTGTCGCGGGTTCCTGCAGTCGCTGCCGGAAGACGTGCAGCAGGCGATCACCTACCGCCGCAACCCGCGCCTGGAGCTGGAGTTCGACGGCGACGGCGGCGGGCATATCCTGCGCGGCATCGCGGCGGACGCCAAGAACGCGCTAGGCGGATCGCCGACGCTGGCGATCATGGACGAACGCGGGCACTGGCCGAAGGACAAGGGCGACGACCTTGAAAGCGCGCTGCTGTCCGGGCTCGGCAAGCGCAACGGCCGGGCGTTGATTATCAGCACGAGCGCGACAGACGACGCTCACCCGTTTTCGCAGTGGATCGATAACCCGCCGCCGCACACGTACGTGCAGGAACATCGCCCGCCGCCCGGTCTGCCGGCGGATGACTACGACAGCTTGATGCAGGCCAACCCCGGCGCGAAGGCGGGCATCGGCAGTTCGCCGAAATGGCTTCAAGCGCAAGCCCAACGCGCGATCGCGCGCGGCGGCAACGCGCTGGCGCACTTCCGGCTCTACAACCGGAATGAGCGCGTGTCCGGCGAGACCCGCGACGTCCTGGTCTCTGTGGACGAATGGCTAGACTGCGAGGTCTCCGACCTGCCCCCGCGCGAAGGCGGGGCCGTTGTCGGCATCGACCTTGGCGGATCGGCGTCTATGAGCGCGGCGGTGCTCTACTGGCCGAACACGACGCGCCTGGAGGCCTTCGGCGTGTTCCCGAACAACCCCGGCCTGGAGGATCGCGGCCGGTCGGATTCCGTGGGCCGGCGGTACGTCGAGATGAAGGAACGCGGCGAGCTGCTGACCCTTGGCGACCGCGTGGTCCCGGCGCCGGAGTTCCTGCAGGCGATCATGCGCCAGCTGGACGGCTGGCCGGTGCAGTGCATGGTCGCCGACCGCTACCGGCAGGCGGAAGTCGAGGAAGCACTCGCCGCGGCCGGGCTGCGTATCCCGGTCGTGTGGCGCGGGCAAGGGTTCCGCGACGGCGGCGAGGATACCGAGCGCTTCCGGCGCGCGGCCTTTGACGGGCAGATTGCGGTCAAGCCGTCGCTGCTGCTGCGCAGCGCCATGAGCGAGGCCGTCACCGTCCAGGACGACGCCGGCAACCGGAAGATAGCCAAGGCCCGGAGCAACGGCCGCATAGACGCCGCGGCGGCGGCGACGCTGGCCGTGGCGCAGGGGCAGCGCCAGCGGGCCCGGCCGGCGGCGCAGGGACGCGCGCCGGTATGGGTGTAGACCGCCCCGGCCGCTGGGCCCTTCAAGATCCGCGCTGGCCGGCACTCCGGCTGCAGGCGCTACGCCGGGACGGCTGGCGTTGCGTCCAGTGCGGGAGCCGGCTGCGCCTGGAGGTCGACCATATTCAGCCGGTGCGCGACCGTCCCGACCTGGCATTTGAGCTATCGAACGTGCAAACGCTCTGTAACGTCCACCACGCCGAAAAGACTCGCCGCGAGACCAACACGCCGCAGCGCAGTCCAGAGCAGGAAAAGTGGCGCGCTTTGCTTGCGAAGGATATTCGGACGCGGTAGCCTGATACCGCGCATGGAACGCCGGACGGCGTACCGATCCCATCGATGGAGACTTTACACATGCTGGAAAGCACGAAGATCCAGCGCCGGCAGTCGGAGATCCGCCAGGAGCTGTCGGAGCTGGCGTCGACCGAGCAGCCGAGCGACGATCAAGTCCAGCGGATGAACACGTTGGACTCGGAGTACCGCGCCAACGAGTCGCGCTACCGCGCGGCCCTGGTCGCGGAAGATACCGAGCGCCGGCAGGCGCGGGACGACCTGGAGACCCGCCACGGCAGCGAGTGGGACGATCTGGTGAGCCGCTTCGAGGTGCGCCAGGCCGTCGCGCACCTGGACGAAGGCCGGCAGATCGACGGCGCCACCGCTGAGGTGGTCCAGGAGCTGCGCAGCGCGGGCGGCTATCGCGGCGTGCCGATCCCGTACGCCGCGCTGGAGATGCGCGCGGGCGAAACCACGGCCGGCAGCATCCCCGATCCGGTCAGCACTCGGCCGATCATCGACCGGCTGTTCCCCGACAGCGTGGCCGGCCGCATGGGCGCCACGATGGTCAACGTTGGGGCCGGCGAGGTGGAATACCCGGTCGTGACGTCGAGCGTGACCGCCGGCTGGGCGTCCAGCGAGACCGGCGACGTGGCAAGCGCGACGCAGTTCACCACGACCGACCGCGCGCTCAAGCCCGACCACAACCTCGGCGTTCAGATGAAGATCACCCGCCGGTCGATGAAGTCGGCGGCGGGCATCGAGCAGGCCGTGCGCCGGGATATGCGGAACGCGATCGCGGCGAAGATGGACGAGGCCGTGTTCCTCGGCAGCGGATCCAACGGCGAGCCGCTGGGCGTGATCGCGGGCGCCGGCACCTACGGCGTCTCCAGCACGGCCGTCGACGCCGCGGCGACCTGGAGCGCCTTCCGCGGCGCCGTGACCACCTTCCTGACCAACAACGCCGCGTCCAGCCCCGGCGCCGTCCGGGTGCTGATCCGCCCCGAGGTCTGGGACCAGATGGACGGCACCGTGTTCGACAGCGGCTCGGGGATCACGGAATACGACCGCCTGGTCAACAACGTCGGCGGCGTCGCGCTCACGTCCAACGGGCTCGCCGCGCCGTCCGGCTCGCCGGCCGCGTCCAAGTCCCTGCTGTCCACCAGCGTCGGCGGGCAGGCGCCCATTTTCGTCGCCACCTGGGGCGCGGTCGATATGATCCGCGATCCCTATTCCGACGCGGCTTCCGGCGGCGTCCGCCTGACCGGCTTGGTCACGATGGACGTCACGGTCTCCCGCACTGAGCAGCTGCAGGTGCTCACGGGGCTGCAGTAATGCTCACGGGCGCCGCATACGGGGCGCTTGAGGTCCGGGCCGAAGACGACGGGACCGTCCGCCTGAGCGGGCGGTTCCCGTACGGCCAGCCGGCGCAGTTGGCACCCGGCCGCTCCGAGGTCTTCGCGCCCGGCAGCCTGGAGCCGCGCGACAACGTGTTCCTGCTGAGCCAGCACGAGTTCGCCCGGCCGCTGGCGTCGACCGGCGCCGGCACGCTGGAGCTGCGCTCCGACAGCGACGGGCTGCAATTCGAGGCCCGGCTGTCGCCTGACGTCGCCGGCACGTCGCACGGCCGCGACGCCGTGGCGTTGATCCGCTCCGGCCTGGCCGTGGGGCTGTCGCCGGGCTTCCGGGTGCCGGCCGGCGGCGAGCGTGTGGAACGCCGCGGCGACGGGCTGCAGCGCACCGTCACCCGTGCCGAGCTGCACGAGCTGTCGATTGTCACCCGGCCGGCTTTCGAGGCCGCGCAGGTGGAGGCGCGTTCGTGGGAGCCGGAGGCCGGCGAGCCCGCCGCCATGCCGGCCGCCTGGAGGTGGCGCTAATGGTCGAGGTGCTGCGCGAGGACGAAGGCCAGCCGTCCAGCTACCCGGACTTGCCGGGCACCTTCACGGTCGATCTGGCGACGGTCTGGAAGCGGCTGGAGGGCTGGATTCGCCACCGCTGGAACGAACGCACCGTCACGTGGGTTGTCGCCGGGCCCGGCGAGTGGGAGCCGCGCCTGCAGCCGGCGACGATCGACAGCGCGGAAGCCTGGGACGGCGAGACGTGGGAGACCGTCACGCTCAAGCCGGGCCCGCTCGGCTACGAGCTGGACGAACGCACCTACAAGATCACCGCGACGGTCGGGAGCACGGACGATCCCCCGGCGATCGTCCTGGAGGCCGGCAAGCGGCTGGCCGAATACCTGGACGAAGCCGGCGGCGACCAGGCGAAGGGCAGCACCAGCGTCCAGGACGGCGACTACAGCTTTGACCGGCCGGCGGGCTGGGCTGCGCGTGCGATCCACTATAGCGGCGCCGGCGACCTGCTGCGGGGCTATCGATGACGGCCGGGCTGTTCACCCGGACATACGAGCACTGGCGCGAGCAGCAGACGCCGGACGGCGCGGGCGGCTTCACAACCGAGTGGGTGAAGATCGGGGACATATCCGGCCGGGCGTACCCCACGAGCATGACAGACGACGTGATCGCCGCGCGGCGCGTGGGAAAGATCACCTGGACCTTCGCCGCGCCGGCCGGAACGGATCTGCAGATTGAAGACGAGATCCGGTTCGACGGCCGCACGCTCAAGGTGGAGGCGGTCGGCGAGACCAGCACCGGCCGGCGGCTGCAGGCAACATGCGAGGAGACTCAGGGATGATCCGACGGCTTCTCGGGCGGCTGAAGCGGGAGACCCGCGCCACGAGCGCCAGCGGCTTCACGGCGCAGGTGATCGAGGCCCGCGACAGCTATATCAGCGGCCGCAGCGGGCTTGCCGAGCTGACCGCGACGGCGCAGGGCTGTGTGAGCCTGTGGGAAGGCGGGCTGTCGCAGGCGGACGTGACCGGGACCGATCTGCTGACACCGCAGGCGCTGGCGATCGCCGCGCGCGGGCTCGGCTTGCGCGGCGAGGCCGTGTTCCTGATCCGCGACCGCCTGGTCCCGGCGAGCGACTGGACGCTGACCACCCGCGACGGCGTGCCGGTCGCCTATCAGCTGACCATCAGCGAAGCCGGCGGCGGGCGCACCGTGACCGCGCTGGCCGGCGAGGTGCTTCACCTCAAGGTCGGCAGCGACGCCGTGGCGCCGTGGGCGGGGCAGGCGCCGCTCCGGCGGGCGCACATGACCGCCGGGCTGCTACACGCCGTCGAGAGCGCGCTGCAGGACGTCTACGAGAACGCGCCGCTCGGCTCGCAGATCACGCCGTACCCGGAGAGCAACGACGTCGACCGCGACCAGCTGGCGCGATCGTTCCGGGGCAAGCGCGGGCGCGTGCTGCTGCGCGAGTCCATGAACGTCACCGCGGCCGGCGGGCCGGCGCCGCAGACCGATTGGAAGACGTCGGACCTGTCGCCGGATCTGCAGCGCGCCATGACGGCCGAGACCCTGCAGGCGGCACGCTTCGCCGTCTGCCATGCCTTCGGCGTGCTGCCGGCGCTACTGGACGCGCAGACCACCGGCACGACCGTCCGGGAAGCGCAGCGCCACCTCGCCACCTGGACGCTACAGCCGATCGCCGCACACCTCGCCGCGGAAGCCTCGGAGAAGCTGGACGGGACGGTCACAGTCGACACGGCGCAGCCGCTGCAGGCGTATGACGCCGGGGGCCGGGCCCGCGCCCTGCAGGGCGTTGTGCAGGCCCTCACAGCCGCGCGCGAGGGCGGTCTGACAGACGAGCAGATCGCCGCGGCGGCAAGGTTCGCCGGCACGCCGGAGGCGTAGGCCGTGTCGGCGCGGCACAAGCGCCGCGGCGACCAGAAGGCCCGCCACGAGCGGGTGCGCCAGGTGGCGGACGTCCTCAAGCAATACCGGGCGTCGCCGTTCGAGTTCGAGGCCCCGTGTCGCTACGCGATCCGCGCGCAGCTATGCCTGACCGGCTGGCCCTACCAGATCGCGGACCACGAGGCGCACGACCTGGTGCAGCAGGCGTTGCACCTGATCGGCGCCCGCCGGCCGTCGTGGGAGCAAGGCCAGCCCGAGTATACCCAACAGGGCGTGCGCGCGGACGAGCCGCTGCACTGCAAGCGGTGCGGCCGGCACCTGCCCGAAGGCCACAAGCTATGGTGCTCCCACACCTGCTACAGCGCCGCGCGCGCCGACCGGATGACCCGCGACGAAAAGGAACGGAAGCGGATCGCGACCGAGGCGTCCCACGCCGCGTGGCGTGCCAAGCAGCCGCACCGGAGCTGTGAGGAGTGCGGCAAGGCGTTCAAGCCCGCCAAGCAGTCTGCCAAGGATCAGCGGTTTTGCAGCCGGCGGTGCGCGAACCGGAACATCGGCAACCGTGAATATCGCCAGGGGCGGACCCGTGCGCGCGGATGATCTAGCCGACGACGCGGATAACTGCTGGCAGTGCGGCAAGGCCCTGCCCGACGACGCGTTCTGGGGCATCCGCAAGTTCTGCCGCCCCAAGTGCCGGCGCGACTACCACAACGGGCTCGCCCAGCGCGAACGCCACGCCCGCCGGCACGGGCGAACCTGTATGCACTGCGGCGGCCCGATTCCCACCACGCGGATCAACGCGGCCTTCACCTGCAGCCGGGCGTGCGCGGTACAGATGCACGTTGACCGCGACGTCGCGCGGCAGCGGGCGGCGAACCGTCGCGCCAAGGCCGGGCGGACGTGCGAGGTCTGTCAGGCCCCGATCCCGCCTGAAAAGCGTGCGGACGCGCGCACCTGCAGCCGGAAGTGCAAGCAGGCGAGCTGGCAGCGGCGGGCGCGGGCGCGGAAGGCCGGTTAGCCGCGACCGTGGCGTCGGTTTTCGTGTAGCACCTGCTCGCCGTATTCTGTGGCGATATAGCCTTCCTCGCCCCATTGTTCATCTTCTGCCCATCGGATCATGCCGGCGTCCAGCATCCGCTGCAGGCGCTTGGGCCCAACACCGGGCAGCGTATGAACCGGCTGGACCATGCCGGAGCACTTCGCCAGCGCCCGGCACTCTGCGGAAGTGAGCTTGGGGTATTCCATCGGCGCCGCTGGTGACATGGTGGTGACACGGCGATTTCGGGAAGGGGCTAAGTTATTGGAGGCCCGGGCCGGAATCGAACCGACGTGCGGGGATTTGCAGTCCCCTGCATCACCACTCTGCCACCGGGCCAGAAAGCCGCATGCCAGGGGCCATGGCAAACCTGAGCCGCCCCGGCGATTGC